TTGAGCACGACTTTCTCTGCGGGCGAGCCGCCGCGCGCCGTCAGCGCCGTCGCGAAGATCTACGCGAAGTGCCTGATGGTCGGGTTTGCGCTGTTGCCTGCGTATCTCATTGCCTACCTGTGGTTCTTCGGCGATCCTCGCCTGACCTACGAGAGCCACGTATTCCATGAACTCGCGATTGCCGCGGCGACGCTCGAGGGCGCATTCGTCACCTATGTGACGTGGGTCTGCTACCGCTCGTCCGGCGAGCCGCTGCTGCGCTGGCTGACGCTCGGCTTTCTAGGCTTCGCGATGATCTATGCGCTGCACGGGATGTTCACCGGCATGGCGCATCACAATATCTGGCTGTTCCTGCTGTATGGGCCGGCATCGCGGCTCGTGATGTCGATCCTGCTGCTGATCGGCCTGATGTCGTATTCGCAGCCGTCCGATCGCGTCGACCGGCGCACGAGCGTGCGCACGTGGCTGCCGTGGATCGTGTTTTTCCTGGTGGTCGACGTCGCGGTTGCGTATATCGCGTATTCGCCGGTGGCCGGCGCGCTCGGCACGCGCCTCACGATGGAAGGCGGCGCGCTCGTGTTTTCGCTGCTGAACGTCGGCGTGCTGCTCGCGCGGCGCATCCGCTCGCCGCTGATGCTGATCTACGGGATGTCGATCACCGCGTTCGCGCTGTCGTCGCTCGCGTTCATTCTCGGCAAGCCGTGGAATCACATGTGGTGGCTCGCGCACGCGATCTTCGCGGGCGGTTTCTTCCTGCTCAGCTATGGCGTCGTGCAGGCGCTGCAGACCACGCGCTCGTTCTCGGCGATCTACAGCCAGGAGGACCTGATGAGCCGGCTGTCGGAGTCGATGGCGCGCACCGAAAGCGCGCTGCAGGAACTGCGGCGCACCAACCAGAAGCTCGAATACCTGGCCGCGACCGACCCGCTGACGGGCGCGTCGAACCGGCGCCAGTTCATCGCGCTGGTCGAACGCGAGATCCAGCGCGCGGAACGCGACGGCACGCCGTTCTGCCTGCTCGCGCTCGACCTCGACAATTTCAAGAACATCAACGACGCATACGGGCACCAGATCGGCGACGAGGTGCTGCGCGGCGTCGTGCGGCAATGCCTCGAGGCGATCCGGCCGGCGGGCGGGCTCGCGCGGGTCGGCGGCGAGGAATTCATGGCGCTGCTGCCGGAGATGCCGCTCGAGGGCGCGCGGATGACGGCCGAGCGCGTGCGCTCGGCGATCGCGAGCGCGCCGTTCGGGCTCGATTTCAAGCGGGTGCAGGTGACGGTCAGCGTCGGTGTCGCGCAATACGGGATCGACGGCGGCACGGTCGACGCGCTGCTGCGCGCGGTCGATGAACGGCTGTACCAGGCGAAGCGGGAAGGGCGCAATCGGGTTGTCGCGCATTGATGGCCTGAAGCCGCGAGTACGTTCCAGTCCAGCGTCTCCATCGCGGCCCGGTTCGCGGTGGAGATGCATGCCCATCCCTGGTGATTCACGCGTCGCGACGCCGGTCGGTTTTTCAGGTGCGTGACATCGCTGGCCCGCGCACGGCCACGAACGGCCACCCTCCAGATACAACCCATCGAAGCCGGTAAGTTTGGTAGGCTTGGTGCCTGCCTTCGCTTGCCGGGCGCTGACGTCGGCAAGCAGGAGGGGGAAAAGCGGGTATCGTCGCCGCACATTCGGTCGGCCACCCGATTCGATTCGATACGCGCTTTTTCCCGTCCGATCGCGAATCATCGCGACCGAAGGCGAACGATGGCGCGCCGGGCATGCCCGGCCAGCAGAGGGCTCGGCCAGTGCGGCGGAGCATCACGAACAGGAGCAAAGAAGTGATTCGACATATTGTCATGTGGAAGTTGCATTGACATTTGTGATCATAATTTGTTGATTAATAAAGAATATCGTCGCGATGTTGGTGTTTGATACCCCCTCTAATACCCCCTTTTTTCATGTGCTGGAACAACTGGCGACAGCGCGACCATGGACGGCGAGCCGTTCGACTGGATTCGTCGTCATCCGGCAAGTTGTTGCTGACGGCAAGCGACAGCTACCGGCCAGAAGCGACCGCTCGACCTCCGCGGCCAGTTCGTCGACAATGCAGCTGCGGAAGACGTCGAGCTCGGAGATATGGACAAAAATCGAGAGTTTTTTCTGCCGTTCGGAATCGACCTTAGGGTTGAGGACGGTACCGCAAGTATCGAATCCGACTTGCCGGAGTCGCTTCCTAGTCATAGCGACCCCGTCGAAAACGCGCGCATCGTTGGGGTCGTTGAAGGCGTCGAGCAATTGTTGCTTTCGCTGGCGCGTGTCGGTATCGATTTATCCAATCCACAGTTCGCGCAGGCAATCCATGACTGCGTAGCCAACTTGCAATCTGGCTGATCGGCAAACGGCCATGTCCGGCCAAAAGCAGCCGGTCGGATCATCGCTCAAGAGCTGTCATCCAACGTAGAAGTGACCGGCCTGCGCGGCATTTCGCGCAGATCCGATCGACTGCCGGGTTCGAAGGGCAAATTAACTAGAGCCCCTGTCATTTGCTCTTTGGGGGATTGCTAGATTTGCTAGGTTTGAGGGATGGTGTATTTCCTGGTGTGGTCTTGTTATCACGGCGGCGCTGATCCGGTTTCCCTGTTGATTTTGCTATCGGCTTTGGTCCTGGTTTAAGTGCCATGAATGCTCTCCTTTGTGGTTAAAAAATTACAGTGTGCGAGTACCTTCTAACTTGGTTTCAGGACAACAGCGTTGCCGTGTAACAGCCCGCAAGAGTGCTGGCTGAAGTCACGTTGCTTCACTTTACCCATGAACGGCAGTGCGTGCGAGCGGGTTTTCACGTATGGATGAAGATTCTGAGCGCCTGCTGTCGACTTGCATTGGCGCCAGCTTTGGGTCGTAAGCATCTTTTTTTGGGTAAGAACGGGATTCCTTTCATCGAAGTAGAATCCCATGCAACCGGAACGCCTGAGCGGCCGCTTTAGGGAGGGATGATTGACCGCTCGGGGTCGATCTGCGCCGGTCGCGCGTCACAGGGCGGCGGCCGGCGGCGTTCGGCCATTTGCTGCCGGTCAAGAACGGCAGCTTTGGAGCGGCCCATAAACTCGCCGTGGCCCGGTGCTGGCTTAGAATTGAGATGTGACAACGCGTTTTCCTCGAATCTCGAAAAATTTTCGCAGGAACTGGCTGATAGAGTGCGCCAGTGATGCAACCCAAACGTCGTACGGGCGGGCGCCGGCTGGATTCAACACCGAATAAAGCAAATGACGATCGAACAATCTAAAGCGCAGTTGATCTCGCTCATCGACAACGCCGACCTAAAAGTCATCGCGCTGACAGGCGCATGGGGCACCGGCAAAACCCACCTCTGGAACGAGATTCGCAAAGAGTCGCAGGACCCGATCGTCGAAGGCGCGCGCTACGTGTCCCTCTTCGGCCTGAAAGATATCAATCAGCTCAAGCTCAAGGTAGTCCAAAGCGCGCTGCCTGTAGGCGGTGAGAGCAGCTCGTTGACAGAAGGTCTGATGAAGACTTGGAAGGTCAGCGTCGACGCCTTGAAGAAGGTCCACGAGGGGTTTTCGGCGCTCGACGAGCTTGCGCTGGTAGCGGTTCCTGTCGCGTTGCGCAACCGATTCGTAGTCGTCGACGACATCGAGCGCAAGCACGCCTCGTTGTCAGTTGACGAGGTCTTGGGCTTCGTCGACGAATACTCTCAGAATTTTGGTACGCGATTCCTCTTGATTCTCAACTCGGACCAGTTCTCGGCGCCGACCGACGGCACGCTCTGGGCGGCGTTCCGAGAGAAGGTGGTCGAAGAAGAACTTCGTTTCACGCCGACACCTGGGGAGGCGTTTGACATCGCGGTTCCGGACTTGAATAGCCCCTACCGCGCGATGGCCAGGACTGCGGTGGACGCGTGCGGGATCACCAATATCCGGGTCATTCGTCAGGCTTACCGTCTTGTGGTTCGGCTCCTCGGCGCGACTGGGGACATGCCTCTCGCAATTCAGGCACGAACTGTTCCGTCGATTGTGCTCATTTCTGCTCTTGCAAACAAAGCCATCAAAGACGGGCCGACTCTGGAGTATGTCGCAGGCTACAACCGAGATTCTAGCGACTTTGTGAGGCGCTACCTCGGGCAGACAGGGGATGCTGCGTCAAAGGAGAAAGTCGAGGATCCCACGCCAGCCGCATGGAAAGTTCTGCTGTCAAAGCTAGGGATCAATGCTTCGGACGAATTTGAAGAACTGGTTGTCGCCTTCGTTCGTGAGGGAAGGCACGACGCAAAGGCGATCGAGGCCATCATCCAAGGCTACCAAGACAATGCGAATCGCACCGAATCTAGAAATCTCGCGCACACATTCTTCGAACGTTTCAGTTGGGACGTCACTGACTGCGACGACGATCTCGTAGCTGATGCGGTCAAACTCATCGCAAGAGTCGGCGACCTTGACGCCTACACTGTCACGGTGCTCGGAAAACAGATGGCCGATCTACCTGGCGGTCCCAAACTTGAAGAGGCTTTGATTGATGGTTGGTTGACTCACTTCGCGACCATCGCCGATAAGACCGAATTCGGGGAATTACCGTTCCACCAGCCGCTACACCCAAAACTTAAGGAAGCAATCGACGATGCGCGCGATGCTCGAATTCACAGTGCGACCGTCGTCGATGCCATCAAGCACCTTGTTGAGAACAGCAGTTGGGGCCATCGGGAAGAAGCGGCGATGAGAGCCGCTACGATCGACGATTTCGAGACTGCGATGCGGACGTTGAAAGGTCGTGATTTCAAGCTTTTCGTACTTAAAAGTTTGGACATTCTCGAGCAGAACGAAATGTACGAGAAACACTTCGGCCAAGCTGGGATGAATTTCTTAGAAGCATGCCGACACATCGTCGGAGCCGAGAAAGAGAATCGTTTCGGACGGTTGTTGCGGGACTTGTTCGCACAGAGCAAAGTTCCAGCGCTTTTGGTCGAGGACGGAATTGGCGCCAAGCCCTAGGTGTGGACAGCGGTCGACTGCAATGCGGCGCCGCTAGGACCACTGTTCCCGGATCTCTAAGGGGCGGCCGGCCTCCATCGCGAGCACGGACCTGCGGCGACATCGCCTTCGTTGCTCGACTGTACGAGCGTCCGCTTTCGGTGCGCCCAAACCAGTACTGCCGATGTCGGGTATGGGTCGATCACGGCCGTTGATGAGGTCACATCCAAGTCATTTCAGACCTGATCAGACGCTGACCGAGGGATCAGGTCTTGACTTAGACATATTATTGGGCGGTGGACGTTTCGCGCGATGTGATGGAACGAATCCATGCTTGTACTTCTGTCTCTGCCCATAGTGAGAGATTGCGAACTCGTCGTGGTCTCGGGAAGCTACCTTCCTTCATCATGTCGTAGATCGTCGTCTTGCCCAAGCCGACCATGTCGAGAACGGTCGGTAGTCGCAACAGTCGTTCAGTCGTGGAGCTCAATTCATTGATCCTCGTTGTTCGGTGATGGGCCGAGTTGCGCGGGCGAGTTGCATGAGCCCCGTTTCAAGCGTGATCGCGGCAGTCGCGGCCCAGGTGCGTGCATCCTGCGCCGCCTTGTGGCGGGCGCATGATCCGATCTCGTCGGCCATCAGGTCCAGCAGCTCGACGTCGGCCGCATGCGAGATCTCGGTGATCAATGCGCGGATCTCGATGCGAAGGGTGTCGAGCCGCGCGAGCCTGCCTTGGCGGGTATCCGCCAAGGCTTCGTTCGTCTGGATTGGTTTGCGCCGCGTGAGCGGCGCTTCGTCCTTCTGGATCGCTTTTGCGGGCGTCAGCCCGTCGCAGTTCGACTGCATCGAAGTGCCGTTGACGCTCGCCAGTTTGATAGCCGCGCGGCTCTTCGCGTTTTCCCGCTTTCGCGGCAGCGGACGTGGGGTAGAAAGGGCCGGGCGCGAGGTCATTTAGATGCCCCCTGCGCCATTTCGTGCGCCCAGTCGGGATCGGATGACTGCAAGATGTCATCGAGCCATTGCAGGGCGAACGGAAGGTCTTTCTGGCGCTTGATGTTTTCGTGGCCAAGCACTTTCTTCAGCCATCGAGCAGCTTCCTGTGCTGCTTGCATTCGCGTCGGGTACGTCGTGGTGCCTGCGCCGAACTTGAGCGGCGTCGATGCGAAACTGTCCCCGAAGTTGTACATCGCCGCGCAGATCCACTGATCGGCTTTCGGTTGGGCCACGTAAATTTCGGCAATCGGCTTCTTCGTTCGCTTGCTGATGGGCGAGCGAAAGGTATCGGTCGGGATACAGCGGCCGTCTTGATCCGGAGCCGTTACGGGATAAATCTTTGCCTTCTTCGGTGCATCGAGAAGGTCGGCCATCGGCAAGAGTGCCGCGTGAACAGCGCGAATCGTTCCGGGAGATAGTCTGCCGAAAACGGGATCGTGCAATACGGACTGCAGCGCCTGCAAAAGTTGCTTTGACTGCTTCTCGCCAATCTTGACGTGGGCGCTCTGATGGGCAGTCGTTTGCACTGGCGCCTGTGTCTCGACGGCGTCAGCTACAGACGTCGGCGCGGGGCATGAAGCAGCCGCGCTGGTGGCGGCCGTAGGCGTTACCAGTTCGGGCGACGTCGTCGGGTCCGGCAGCGCATCGATCAGGGGCGCTGCTTCGAGATACTTCTTCGTGACTTTCTGCTTGCCTGCTTCCGCAGCTTTGGAGATTCCGACGACGATGCGTTCGAGCGCCTTGTCGCCCCCATGCTGGCGGATCTGTTCGATCGCCAGTGTGCCGGCGATGGTGCCGTCGCGTACGAGCTGATGCAGTTCGGCCGGTGCGCGTTCGAGAAGGCCAACGTCGCGAATCGTTTGGTCCGTGACGTTCAGGCGCTTGCAGATCGATGCGAGGGTCATGCCGTGAATGTCGCGCAGCTCGGCGACGGCCGCAGCCAAATCAAGGGGCGACGACCGCTTGCTGTCGTTGCTGAGGTAGCCGTCGATCACCATGTCAGCGCGATTGACGGTCTTGGCGTCACGGACGACGACCGGGATCTTGCCGAGGTTCTTTCCGGCTTTGATTGCATTGCCGGCCGCGAGGTAGCGGTGTTGCCCCTTGTAAACGTAGAGTAAATCCTTGCCGTCGACCTTTCGCGCGTAGCAATGGAGCGGGGAGCCTTTGTCGTATCCGTTCTCGGAGATCAGGGCCGTGAGATGCGTCACCCACTCGGGATCAACCGGGCGAACGTTGTCCGCCGGGTCATAGTGCAGTTGCTCGTAGGGGACCATCCACAGATCTGCCGACGTCGCGCCGGCTGCGGCTGCTGCGGCCTTGATGTTCCCGGTCGGAATCGGAGCGGTCAGATTGAGCGGCTGGGTGCGGTCGTCCATCATGCGGTCCTCCGACGTTGAACGAGCAATTCGAGGCGAGCGACTTCGAGGTCGATGCTCTGGCGGAACAGGCGCAGATAGCGCAATGCCTGCGCGGCGGAATCCTGGAGCGAGTCGGCCGTGACCTCGAGCGGGTACAGGTGCGGGAAGGAGACGGCGACGTGGCTCCCTTGGTTGCGTGTGACGATCGGATGGAACGCGGGCCGCGTGTGCATCGAGCCGGCGGCGACGGCCGCGGACGCTGCACGTCGGGGCTTGAACGTGTCGTCGGCATCACTTGAGTACGTGCCGTCCGCTTGCTTGCACGGGATCGGAAGCGGCGGGGCGGCATCGGAACCGGGCAGCCAGTAGACGAAGCGAAGATCATGAGGGCGCGGCTGGCGACGAAGCAGTCCTCCGCGCGCGAGCTTGTCGATGTGCTGTGCTGCGACGCTCGCCATGTCGGGGAAGTGAGCCTTGCATACCTCCTCGGACGTCGTTGCACGCGTCAGATGGCGGAACACGTCGAGGATGCGAATGGTGAGGTCTGCGCGTTGGCCGGCCGTCAGGTCCACGAATGGATTGAGCGGCAGTACGGTATGTGCCGGTGCTGGCGTCATGCTGCCTCCCGGATCGTGAATGCGCGCGGCTTACGCGGCTTCTTCGCCTTGGCGATTGCATCGGACGCAGCGACGCCTGCCGCACGTTTCGTGTCGCGCAGGCGGTTGATGGCGGTTGCGCAGTCGGCTTCGCTCGGGATCGAGATCTGCGTGCCGGCAATCTCGGCCCCGTCGAGGATCATGTAAAGCGTGTGCAGGCTATCGGACAGCGGGCGTCGTGCAACAACGTACTTGCCGATCAGAATCGGCGTTGTCGGGCGCTTTGCGTTGCGGTCATAACGAACGATGGATCGCAGGACCAGAGTGTCGCGACGCGTAGCGTCGACGGCGGGGAGTGCTTTGATTCGCGGCATGGCAGGTCTCCATGACGCCGGGGCCGTTTGCCCCGGCAGGGTCGGGGCGGTTTAGGCGGTGACTCGGTAGGCGGTCGGCGGCTCGTCGATCGGGCCGTCTTGGAACACGTTGACGACAATGAACAGCAGGGCCGCGACGAGGGTCCAGCGGAAGATCGCCGACTTCTCAAAGTTGCTTTGGCGGGCCAGCTCGGACGGCGTGATACGGGGTGCTTGTTCGTCGCGGAGCCAGTCCTGACGGGCTTCCGCATGCAGATCGGTCGATTTCATGATGGGTCTCCGGTTCGGCGTCGGGCGACGCGTTGAACCGGAGAATAACCACTAATGGAAACTCTGACAAGCCATTAATGGTTATTTGTGAGGGGGCGGTCAGCCTGACGTGTCCTTTGTGGTTCTCAGGCTGGGGGTGAGTCGGTCAGGATTTCTGGATAGGAAAATGGCTGAGACTTGCGCCCCAAGCGATAGCGCTGCGTCGAGCCAGTCAAATGGATTGACGTACGTTGCGACTATGAACGCGATCCCCGCTAGGGCCGCGAGGTTTGTGTAGCCGCCTTCGCGTCGTCGTGATGGTCGCCGCCTTCGTTCGCGATTCTGATGCTGTTCGATTGTGATGGCGAGCTGTCTCAACTCGTCGGCGATTGCGACGGCCATCTCCGGCTCGATTCCGGCGGCGGATATGCCGACGTGGCCGCGAGCGTCGATGTATACCGTCGCTGCGGCTACGGTGGGCGAAGTTGAATCGAGGAGTGTCTGTCTGATGTGTCGCCGAACTGCTTCGGCGCGGGCTATCGTGGCGTCGCCATGCGTGTCGCGTGAGTGATTTTCAGTGCCCCGGAAATCACTGAGACGAAGAACGGCGGCTTCGCTTCGGTGGGTTGGTCTGTTCTTTTGGTCCATTGCCAGTACTCAGCGTGTCATCATTTAACTCACGCTGAATGGCGTTGAGCAATCGCTCCTTTAAACCGGCCGGTGGCTCTTTGCTCGAGCTGAGGGAGAGGGTGTCGTTGCTCGTCCTGCCTTTGTGGCGTTGGATGGTGAAGTCAATGAACGCCTTGATCTGCTCTTTGTCGGCTTCCGGGAGGCTGTTATAGCCTTCTGCGTCGTACGCCGGTGCGTCGCTTGCGGTTTTGGTGTCGTCTGCCAGAAGCGAGGCCGGCGAAACACGAAAGGCTTCGGCGAGGGATTCGACTTGCGCGAGCTGCGCATACACTTCAGCGCGCAGGATTCTGCCCACAGTGCTTTGCGCAATCTTGGCGCGCGCGGCGACCTTGACCTGAGTGTCCAGATGCGGCGTTGCCTCCATGAGTTCGTGGAGGCGCTTGGCGAGTATCTGCCGGATGTCGGGTCTTTTCATGCTCCACAGCGTGCCACCCATGGTTAGCCATTTGCGGCAATTCTCCAGATCCGCTTGGTTGTCTAAATAACCATTAATGGCTATCATGTCGGGACTCTTAGCTCTTGGGGGTTCCGTAATGAACCGTCACCGTTGTTCGATGTTGGCAGTAACGCTCGAGTGTCTTGAGCGGGAGAAAGGTGGGCTGCGGGAGGTCGCCAAAGCTACAGGCATCCCATATTCGACGCTGTCGAAGATCAGTTCGGGTGCCGTGACCGACCCACGGGTGTCAACGGTTCAGATCTTGTACGACTACTTCGTTGACCGCGCTCTTGTCGGTCTTGGTGCATCGCCGGCTGTCCATTGACGCCCTCTATCTGTCCGCTGGCTGAATCGTAATCGCGGGTCGTTGCTCGCGACAGGATGAAAGCCGCTTCCACCCAATATCCACAAATGACCTGCCGATACGACAGTACCGAATGGCTGGACGTCCTCTACACGTCTGTTCGCAACACGCCCGGCGGCGTTGCCGACGCGGCGAACTATCTCACCGTCCGGCGCAGAAAGAACATTACGGCCGAGTCGCTGCGACTGCGCTTGCGTGGCGTCGGCGACAGTCGCTTGTCGATGGAAATGTTCGAGCTACTGGTCGAGTGGATGCAAGAGAAGGCCGAGGCGAAGGTACACGCGCTCGACGCGCTGCATGCGCTGAATGCGCGGTTCGGCCTGGTCGCTGAACACGTCGACGAGCAAGCGACCGAGGACGCGCTGGAGCCGGGGGCGATGCGTCTCGTCTCGACGGCGCTGCACCTGCAGGCTCATGTCGGGCGCGTGGCAGACGACGTGACGCGTGCGCTCGAGGATCAACGTATCGACGACCGCAAGGCCGAGGAGATTATCGCGACGGGGCGCAAGGGGCAGCGCCTGTTTCAGCGGCTGATTCATGCCGCTCGGAACCTCGCGAAGCGTCGGCGGCGCTGATATGGAGCGATTCAAGCCCGGCATGGGGTGTTGTCGCGTAGCGCGTGAGCAGGTCGAGTTGTGCTGTGGGTATGGGGACCAGCTGGCGTGCGCTACATCGGCGCTCGCGTATCGATTCGACACTGCGCCGGACCACGTCGGCCGTCTCCTCTCTGACCTCCTGTCGACCTTTCCTGATCGCCTTGCCGTGTTCCTCTCGGAAGCGGAGCGGGTCGGCCGCGTCGATGTCTTCATCGGGATTGCTGCGCGTTCGTGTGCGGCGCTACTCACCAAGGCGGACCGCCACGCGTTCCGCGACCAGATCGTCGGCAGGCTTTGCCCCGCCGACCTTTCCGCGTTCGACGACCGAATGTCCGCTGAGTGGCGTCGGCTACGCGGCAAATAACCGGAGACCAAAGTGACTTTGCAGAGCGTCAGCAGCGGCCTGCGCCGCCGGCATTCATTGCCGCAACGCAAGACGATCGGAACCGACGTGTACAGCGCTGGCCGCAAGGCGTGGCGCTCAACTCTTCATCAACGTGAACTGGAAAGGAGAATTGCTGAATGTCGTCGCTAGACCAGATCCGCGCGCAGCTCGCGGCAGCCGACCATCCGTTGCCGGCCGGTCACCCAATCGCGGACGGCAAGCATCATCGGTATGGTCCGCGCAAGAAGTACTGGTATCAACTGCGAGAGGTCGTGAGTCAAGGGGTGGTGATCGGGTACTCGGGCACGTTCGGACATTTCTCGGGCGACGATCCGGGCACCGAGCGTTTCCGTTGGGATGGTGCGCCGTTGAGCGATGAAGTTCTGGCGGAAACGCGTCGCCGACAAGAGGCGGTCGAGCGTGAGCAGGCCGAGCGCGAAGCACGACAGGCGAAGCTCGCAGCAAACCGCGCGCATGACCAATGGGGCCGTGCGGACGAGCGCGGTTCATCCGCGTACCTGGACCGCAAGAAGATCACGCCCGAGGGTGTCCGATTCGACGAAGACGGCACGATGTTTGTGCCAATGTTCCAGTACGGCGACGACGAGCCGCGTCTGGTCGGTCTGCAAAAGATCACACCTGACGGCGCGAAGCGCTTCAACAAGGGCATGCAGAAGAAAGGCGCGGCGTATCTGCTCGGCGACATCGAGGCGGACGACAAGGTGGTGCTGGTCGCGGAAGGTTACGCGACCGCCCGATCGATCCGCATGGCGACGCGCCGTGCATTCGCGCTGTCCGTGTGCTTCGATGCGGGCGGCATTCTGCCGGCCGTGCAGTATCTGCGTGACGCCTACCCGGACATGCACATTCTCATCTGTGCGGATGACGACTGGAAGACCGAGCAGCGCATGCGCGACTGGCTCGCCGAGGAATTCTCATTCAAGGGCGAACTGGTCTACGAAGCGTCTCCGATCCGGATGGAGGCGAAGAACACGTGGTACATGGTCGCCGCGTACAAGCGCGTCGACGAGAACGGCGTCGCATACGTCGAGGTGACGTATGGCAATGACGTGATGCCGCTGCGCCGGAAGCGCTTCGAGAACACGGGCCTGAAACGAGCGCACGAAGCGGCAGCCGCGGTCGACGGCGTCAGCGTTGTGCATCCGGCATTCGCGAATCGCGGCGAGCGCAAGTTGACCGACTTCAACGACCTGCACGTCGAGGAGGGGATCGACGCCGTCGAACGACAGATCCAGGCGGCAGTCTTGGCCGTTCTCGCGCCAGCGAGCGACGAGATTCGGCCGGCCGCGATCGAGGTTCCTGCTGAACGGCCCGCGCCGGCCGCGACGTCCGCTGCCGCCGAGGATGCGCACTGGGATGGCCGCGAAGCGGAAAACGGCGCCCACACGTGGGAATACGATCTTGTGCGTACAGAGAAGGGCACGCTGCTGCCAACGCTCGGCAATGTTCACTTGATCCTGTCGAATCACAAGGCATGGAAGGGCGTCATCGCGCAGGACGACTTCGCGGGCCGTGTCGTCAAGCGTAAAGCGCCGCCGTTTCCGCAGGGCGAGGCGGGCGAATGGACGGACATGGACGACTATCGTTGCACACTCTGGTTGTCGCAAACGTACGGGATGAACTCGGTGCGTTCAGACATCGTCATGAGCGCGGTGCTGCTGGTTGCCGACGCGACCCACTTCCACGACGTGCGTGAGTATCTGAACGGTCTCGAATGGGACGGCGTCGAGCGCGTGCGCGCGATGCCGTCGACGTACCTGCACGTCGATGACAGCGAATATGTGCAGCTCGCCTTCATGAAGTGGATGATCGCCGCCGTCGCGCGTGTCGTCGAGCCGGGCTGCAAGGTCGACAACGTGCTGATCCTCGAAGGTCGGCAGGGCTGGCGGAAATCGACCGCGCTGAAGGTGCTCGCAGGCAAACAGTGGTTCACCGACACGCCGATCCAGATCGGCAACAAAGACACGTACGCGGTCATGGCCGGGAAGTGGATCATCGAGCTGGCCGAGCTGGACTCGCTCAACAAGACCGACTCCTCGGCAGCCAAGAGCTTCTTCGCGACAGAGACCGATCGATTCCGAAACTTCTACGGCAAGCGTGCGACGGACGTTCATCGTCAGTGTGTGTTCGCCGGCTCGGTCAACTTCGATGCATACCTCAAGGATGAGTCAGGCAACCGGCGTTACTGGCCGTTGCGCTGCGGCGGCCTGGTCGACATCGACGGTATCGCGCGCGTGCGGGATCAGCTGTGGGCCGAGGCAGTGCACCTGTATCGCGAGGGCGTCGTGTGGCACGTAACCGAGGCCGAGCGCCCGCTGTTCGAAGTCGAGCAGGCCGAGCGCTACGAAGGCGACGTGTACGAGGACGTGATCGGCAAGCAACTGGAGTATGCGGCCCGGACGACGATGGAGGAGATTCTGCGCGATGTCCTGAAGCTCGACTCGTCGAAATGGACGCTGCCCGAGCAGCGCCGCATCGGCAAGGCGCTGAAGTCGCTCGGTTGGGTGCGCAAGCGTGAGTCGACGGGATCGCGTGGCTGGTTCTACGTGCGGGACGAACACGAACCGGAGCGCGTCCTTGAGGCGGTCGTTGCGGGTGACGACGACAGCCCGCTTTGATGCTATGGCGCGCTGTATCGACATGTTTGGCGCGCTGCTGCGCCAGCTTTGGCGCGCTGTGGACGTCCCAATGTCCCAACGTCCCAAGGCGCGGTTTCGTGTGCGGGTGCGAGCGCGCGACATGCGCGACGTGAGCGGCGCATGTCGCAGGCGCGCGCGCCCCTGCAAGCCATTTCCTTTGGGACATTGGGACGTTAGGACGTTTAGGAGAGAGTCATGATCGATTTGATGGAGCGGGCAGGGGTCGCAATGAGTGTGCGTGGTCAGTTCACTGACCCGATTGCCGATCCGAAAGTTACTTTGGGTGCACTCGCTTTTGCGAATGATCTCGGGCGGTTGTTGGTTCGGATCAAGGCGGGACAGGAAGCGAAGCCGGGGACTATCCGCAAGGCCACGTTGCTGTTTGCGCAGATGATCCGCTTGTCGGGTCGGTTTAAGCGCAATCGGTTCACGGGCCTGAGCCGTGACGAGCGTCGTGATCAACGCGCAGGACACGAAGTCGAGCGCGCGAAGGTTGATATCGTGGAGCGCTTCGCGTTGCGCTTGCTCGACGAGTGGATCAATGACCAATGCGTGCGTTGCGAAGGGCGAGGCGTTGTGCGCCGGGACGGCCGATATATCTGCCCCGATTGCGCTGGTTCGGGTAAGCGTCCGATTGACGAAGCGGCACGCGCGCAGGCGCTTGGCATCCCGCTCACCGAATATCGACGACACTGGTCACGGCGTTTCCACGATATGCACGCAATGCTCGATCACGTGAATGGATCGGTGTCCGACACAATGCGTCGGCAATTGCGAGAATGAAACATCTTTCATTCCAAGAGCGGATCGCTTAAACTGCGCACATCCGTGACCGCGTCACTGGATATTCGCTGGCACCGCGCGTTAGTCGTGCAAACCTCTCGGGACATAAGAATAAATAGTGGAGCCCGTTAGGTCGTGTGGGGGCGTTCGTCCCTACGAAATGAATTCCAAAGCCCTGAGCGCGAAAGCCCTCGGGGTTTTTTGCTTGGCGGAAAGGAAATTGAAGGCATTGGCGTAGAATGCGCGCAACCAAATAAGCGGGGGCGCTATGAAACGGAATGCGATTGGCTTTGCAATTGCACTGGCTTGTGTCGGTTGCGGAAAGAACCCGCCCGATCCTTCTTCGATGACGATGGGGCATAAACTTGCGGAGTTGGTATTCGACCGGAATGTAGAGTCGAGTGCTCCGGAGGTAGTCGAGACGGAGCGTGTATTGGCGGCAGCGTCGAAGGTGATGATTGAGCCGAGCGACAAGTTGGCCGAGCAGGCGTGGTATTTCACGAAGGAGCTGCGAAAGGATGGCATTCGTGAATCCGGTATTGACGCTCTGGAGGTATGTACGAGGGTGGCGGAGAAGCTCGGCGAACAGATCGACTTCGCATCTTGTGGGCCGCACTACGTAGTGAGCCGACATAGCGGGATGTCGCATACCGACACCGTGTTGGGGTTGGTTGGATTGGCCAGAGCCGCGAAGGTACTGAAATCCAAGGAACTGCAGTAATACCAACTTCACCGAATCTGTCGGTCACATGAAAGCCCTGAGTGCGATAGCCCTCGGGGCTTTTCATTTTGCAATTCGCGTGCCGAACGCCGGACTATTCCGAGCCGGCTTCGGGTTGTGGCGGGGTCACGTACGTGGCTGTTACAAGGATGCAAGGTGCATTCGCGAGGGTGCTGTCATAACTGTAAACCACGGCAAAGTGATTTCCGCGCTTGTTGGTCCGGTTCAACACAATGGTTCTTCTGTTTGGATCCTCGTCTTTCGGCGTTGAGATATCAGCGATGGGGCGTCGCATATCCGAAGCAAGTTGCCGAGGAGTGTTGATGTTGCGGTCAGGCGCTCGCTCTTTGATTCGCTCGAAGAAGTGTTCACCGCCTTCGCGCCACCGCTTCGGAATCGCTTTCGTCCATTGCTCGTAATCGATATCGGCCCACGGCTCGTCGATCGCCGACCCATGAACTGTGAAAGGTATCGGGCATTCGCCGGCCGCTTGCGTTGGCGCAGAAGGAATGCCAAGCGCGCACGCCACGATGGTCAGAAAGAAGTGTCTGGAAAGCATGTTGGCCTCTCATTCGTGAAGCGGCGCGATATTGCGACGCATGGCTCAACGCTAGTGGTGGTCATGCAGTCTGGAAATGAGGCGGTCGTAATGGCTTCGGTACCGTGACCTCCGATATAGAACCTGGGGCGGGGACCCTCCGGGCGGCGCAGTACGCGGGGGCTCGCACCCGCGACTTTTCTCTACTGGCGAGTCTCCATAGGGGGTCATATTCATGCCGACTCAGCAGCAGATCGCGGAGCACCTGGACCTTGATCAGTCGGCCGTTTCGCGGTTCGTCGACAAGGTCCGGCTCGACTACAAGGTGGTGTCGATGGACGAGATCCGCATCGCGTACATCCGGCACCTGCGTGAGATCGCGGCCGGCCGCGCAAGTGAGACCGGGATCGATCTCGTCGCCGAGCGCGCGATGACCGAGCGCGTGGACCGCGAAATCAAGCTGCTGACGTTGGCCGAGAAGAAAGGGCAGCTCGTCAACGCGGTGCAACTCGAACAGGCGTACGGCCAGATGGTCGGCGCATTTCAAACGGAATTGCTGGCGCTGCCCGACAAGCTGGTGCAGGAGCTGCGCACGCTATACGGCGTCGAGGTCGACGTCGAATGGTTGAACGAGCACGTTTATGGATGCCTTGAGCAGCTTTCTCAATACGACCCAGACGGTTCGGGCGGTGATTCGCCGGATCGCGTTGCTTCTGCGTCCGCCCGAGCGGATCGGAACAACGGAATGGGCGCGCAAGCATCGGAGGATGAGTGCGAAGGCGACGGCGACGCCGGGCCGCTATAACCCGAACATCACGCCGTGGGTGCTCGGTATGCACGATGCGCTCGACGACCCGACGGTGCAGAAGGTCGTGTGCATGAAGTCGGCGCAGGTTGCATGGACGGATGGCGTGCTGCTGAACTACGTCGGCAAGCGGATCGACGTCGATCCATGCCCGATGATCATCATGTTCGCGAAAGAGAAGTCGGCGAAGAAGTTCAACCTCGAAAAATTCGAACCGATGGTCGAGGTGACGCCTCGCCTGTCGGCGAAATTGCCCGTGCACGCGGCCCGCGACAAGAACAACCTGTGGGATCACAAGACGTTCCCGCGCGGGTTCCTGAAATTCATCACCTCGAATGCGCCGGATGACGTGAAGTCGACGCCGGCCCCGGTCGTCGCGGTCGAGGAGCCGGACGACGCGAACACGAACGTACGCGAGCAGGGTGATTCGATCACGCTGCTCGAGGAGCGGAACAAGAGTTATTCGGACAGCCGCCGCAAAGTTATTTTTGGCGGCACACCGACCGTCGACGGCTTCTCGCGCATCCAGCAGGCGTATCTGACATCGGATCAGCGTGTCTATCTGGTCCCGTGCCCCGATTGCGAGGAGGAGCATGAGCTGGCCTGGGAGAACGTGACCTGGAGCGAGGATGCCGAGATTGCGCATGAGGTGTTCGGCCGGGCACGGCCGGAGTCGGCTCGCTACACGTGTCCGCATTGCGGCTCGTTGTGGGACGATTCGGCGCGCGTGCGCGCGGTTCGGCACGGCCGATGGGTCGCGACGGCGCCGTTTCATGGTGTTGCCGGCTTCCGGCTGAACGAGCTGGTGTCGCCGTTCCCAGGCTCGCGCATGGCGGAGCTGGTCAAGAAGTGGCTAACGGCCGAGAAGGCGCTGCGCGAGGGCGATGACACGAAGATGCGTTCGTTCGTGAACAACTCGCAGGGGCGGCCGTACAAATACAAGAGCGATCTGCCCGAGCTGGACGTCCTGGCCGAACGTGCGATGCCGTACGAGGCATTCATGGTGCCGGCCGGCGGGCTGTTGCTGACGCTCGGTGTCGACGTTCAGCACGACCGGCTCGCGATCGTGCTGCGCGCATGGGGGCGCGGCGAGGAAAGCTGGCTCGTCGTGTGGGATGAGATCCACGGGAACGTGCTCCATCAGGAAGCCGATCCACTGTCGGGCGGCGTATGGGGCGCGCTGACCACGCTGCTGACACACGGCTACCGGCACGAAAGCGGCGGCATGTTGCGGATCCGGGCGACGTCGATCGACTCGTCGGACGGCTCGACGTCGGACGCCGTCTACAAATATGTGCGTGCCGCGCAGCGGGCCGGGCTGAACGTGCTGGCGATCAAGGGCAGCACCGAGGCCAACGCGGAGATCTTCAGCGTACCGAAGGCGTCGGTCGATTCGACGCGGAACAACAGCAAGGCGGCGAAGTACGGGCTGCGTCCATACATGGTCGGCGTCAGCAAGGCGAAAGACCTGATCCTCGACAACCGCCTGAAGCTCGAAGGCGACGGACCGGGGCGCATGCACTGGTACGTTGGCGTGCGTTCCGACTATCTCGCCCAGGTGACGGCCGAGGTCAAGGTGCCGGGTCGGATCGGGACGAAACGCGTCTGGCAGAAGAAGGCGGGCGGCCGTAACGAAGCGCTCGATTGCGAAGTCTATGCACTGCACGCGGCTCGCAGCGTTAAAACGCATTTGATGACCGAGGCGCACTGGCGCGTCGAGCAGGTGCGCGTGTCGCAGGTGTCGCTGTTCGAAGCTGTACCGATATTGGAAGCGCTGCCGTCCGCGTTGCCGGTTGACACGTTACCAACCGTGCTGACAGACGGTGATCCGCCACCAACGACCGAGCCGGTTCAGCCGGTCGCGAAACCAATCGAAACCCCGCCCCCGAGCGGGGTTTCGCGCATTCAGGGCCGTCGAGTCGGACGCTCGACGTACCTGAAGCGCCGCTAAACGAGACTATCGCATGGCATACACAAGACAGGACCTGGAGCGCATCCAGTCGGCGATCGCGAAGGGCGAAATGGAGGTGCAGTATGCCGACCGTCGCGTGCGGTATCGCTCGATCGACGAGCTGCGGGCAGCACAAACCGAGATCATTCGCGCACTTGACGGCGCGAGCGGCCGGTCGCGCATGGTGCGCCTGCGACACGCCGGCAAGGGGATGCGATGAGCCGAACCTATCCGATGCTGTCGCAGCGCGGTTTCGTCGTGCCGACCCGGTTGAAGGCGGCGGCATACGAGTCGGCGAGCACGGGTGGGGCGCGAGCCAAGTCGTGGAAAGTGTCCGGTGCGGGACCCAATGCGGCGGCGGTGCAGAACCTGCCACTGCTGCGGCACCGTGCGCGCGATGCGATCCGCAACGACCCGTGGGCGAAGACCGCGATCTCGCGACTCGTCTCCAACACTATCGGCTCGGGCATTCAGGCCCATCCGCAGCACCCGGACGACGCAATCCGAAAGCGCCAAAAGCAACTTTGGGACGAAAGCGGCGAGGAGATCGACGCGGACGGGCTGTTCGACCTGGCCGGGTTGCAAACGCTCGCCGCACGCGCGTTTTTCAGCGACGGTGAAGTGTTGGTGCGACGTCGGCTGCGTGGTCGTCGTGACGGGTTGGCCGTGCCGATGCAGGTGCAGCTCCTCGAGGGCGATCTGTTGCCCGTCTGCAAGAACGCCCTGGTGCCCGGTGGCGAGATCGTCAACGGCGTGGAGTTCGACGACGAAGGCCGGCGTGTTGCGTATCACTTGTTGCGTCGACATCCAGGCGAGTACAACCGCGCGGGCGTCGATAGTACGCAGACGGTGCGCGTGCCGGCCGACGAGATCGCACACGTGTTCCTCGCGCTGCGCCCCGGTCAGGTACGCGGCGTGCCCGAACTGTCGACCGTGCTGCTGCGGCTGCATTCGCTCGACAACTTCGACGACGCCGTGCTGTTCCGGCAGGAGGTCAGCAACCTGTTTGCCGGCTTCATCGTGAAGCCGCACGCCGAGCTAGGTCCGCTCGGGGATCCGGTCACGGGTGGCCCGATCGAGACCGACGTCGACGGCTTCTCGCCCGTCGTGTCGCTTGAACCCGGCGGGATGCAAGAGCTGGCACCGGGTGAAGACGTGAGGTTTGCCGCACCGCCGGGCGCGGGCAACGACTACGCGCCGTTCATGCGCCAGCAACTGATGGCTGCAGCTGCCTCGGTCGGCATGCCGTACGAGGTATTGACCGGCGACCTGCGCGAGGTCAGCGACCGCGTGCTGCGCGTGATCCTGAATGAATTTCGCCGCTCGGTCGAGCAGCTGCAGTGGAACGTGTTCATTCACCAGTTTTGCCGGCCTGTCTGGCGCTGGTGGGTCGACGCGTGCGCGCTGTCCGGCGCGATGCCCATGGCGGACTTCTACCGTACGCGCCGCGATTACCTGCGGGTGCGATGGGTGCCGCAGGGTTGGCCGTATATCCACCCGGTGCAGGATGTCACCGCGAAGCGGATGGAGATCCGGGCAGGGCTGGCGAGCCGGACAGGCGCAGTGTTGGCCCGAGGCGATGATCCGGAGCAGGTGGACGCCGAGAACGCGGCGGATCAGGCGCGTGAGCAGCGGCTCGGGCTTCGTTATGACACACAGGTGCCGGCCGACAGCGGGCCGGATACGACGGGAGGTGAAGGTGAAACGTAATCGGAAGTGGTGGGATATCCGCGCGCAGGCGAACGCGGACGGGGGCAAGGTGGCCGAGATCCGGATCTACAGCGAGATCGGCTTCTGGGGTGTCGATGCAGAGCGCTTTGTCTCGCAGCTCGATGCGGCCGCGACTGGTGCGACGTCGATTGTCGTCGCGATCAATTCGATGGGCGGCGACGTATTCGACGCATTCACGATCTACAACGCGCTGCGTCGGTATGAGGGGAAGGTGAAAGGCCGCGTCGACGGAATTGCAGCGTCGGCCGCATCGCTTGTCCTGATGGCGTGCGACGAAATCGAGATGCCGGAAAACGCGATGCTGATGATTCACCATCCGCACACGATCGCGGCCGGCGAGGCTGGTGATTTTCGCCGGATCGCAGACCTGCTCGACAACGCAAGCGCCGGCATTCTCGCGGCGTACGTGAATCGCAGCGGCCTGTCGGAAGACGACGTGCGAGCGATGATGGACGCGGAGACGTGGCTCACGGCCGCACAGGCGAAGGATAAGGGCTTCTGCGACACGATTGAGGCCCCGGTGAAGCTTGCGGCGTCGGCGAACGCTGCCCCGCTGCTCGCGCAATTTTCGTCGGTGCCGGAGGTTGTCCAGGCGGCGATCGATGCGGCGGGCGATCCGCCCGCGCCGGTAGTCGAGCCGCCTGCACCGACGCCGCCCGCACCGATCGCACCCGACGTCGGGGCGCTCGCCACACACGTGTTCAACACGTTGCGCGACGCAAACCTGAGCGACTGTGCCGAGGGCGTGATCGCGGCAACCGGTTTGCGCGATCGCGACACGGTCGACCGCGCGATCCAGAACGCGACGGAGATCGCGGGAATCTGCCTCGCGGCGAATCAGACGGACCTGACTGCGCAGTTTGTGGCGACCGGCCTGACGCCCGACCAGGCGCGTGCACGGCTGTTCGATCGCTTGACGGCGTCGCACCAGCCCGTGAACGGGCGGCCGGACCCGCAGACGAAGCCGGTCCCCCAGGCCGGCGGCCGCAGCGTGCGTGCTGCCGAAATCTACGCGGCCCGCCGCGTGACCAATGCAACCCCTCAACGCTGAAAGGAGCGCTGAATGTCGAATGTCAAAACGATGGGCACTTTGCCCGGTGAGTTCCTGATTTCCGAAGGGCCGGGCGCGATCTCGCGTGACGCGGTCCTGGTCGCACCCGGCCCGGCGCTGGCTGCCGGCACGCTGCTCGGTGCGACCGCGACGGGCGAGTATGCGCCGTATGACAACGCAGGCAAGGACGGTGCGGAGATCGCGGTAGGCATCCTGCATGCGGCGCTGCCGGCGTCGGACGCCGCGCGTCGCGGCGTCGCGATCATGCGCCTGGCCGAGGTCGACAGTCGTTTGCTGACGGGGCTTGATGCCGCCGGCCGCGACGATCTCGCATCACATCACATCGTTATCCGCTGATCGAGGCGGAACCCATGAACCGAAGGCCGCGCCAATGCGCGGCCTTTTGCATTTCAGGAGCAATAATGGCAGACATCAATCTTTTCAACGACGACGCATTCTCGCTGTCGTCGATGACCGCCGCGATCAACGAGCAGGAATTCGTGCCCGGCCGCATCGGCTCCACGGGCATGTTCGGCGAGGAAGGCATCACGACGACGATCGTGCAGATCGAGCGCGACGGCGACAAGCTGGAGCTGGTCGCAGCGGCCGAGCGCGGGACGCCCGCGCCGAACGTCACGGGCAGCAAGCCGAACCTGATCCCGTTCAACACGGTGCACCTGCCGCAGCGCGCGTACATCAAAGCCGACGAGATCCAAAACCTGCGTGCGTTCGGCACCGATAGCGATCTGGAGACGCTGCAGCGCTACGTCGAGCGGCGGCTCGCGAGGATGCGACGCCAGATCGACGCCACGCACGAATATCACCGACTCGGTGCGATTCGCGGGGTGATTCTCGATGCTGACGGCAAACGCGTCGTCGCGAACCTGCTCGACAGTTTCGGTATCAAGCAGCAGGTCGTCGAATACGAGCTGTCGAATCCCAAGACCGAGATCCGCATCAAGAACGAGGACACACTCGAAGCGATCGAGGACGCGCTCGGCAATGTGCCGTTCACTGGCGCGCGCGCGTTCTGCGGCAGCAACTTCTGGCGCAAGCTGTTGACGTTGCAGACCGTCAAGGAAACGTTCCTGAACACGGCGGCAGCCGCCGCGCTGCGTGGCGATCCGCGCGGCTCGATCGAGCTGGACGGCATCGTGTTCGAGCGCTATCGCGGTGCCGTGGGCGGCGTCCCGTTCGTCGGCCCCGACGAGGCGTATGCGGTGCCCGAGGGCGTGCCGGACCTGTTCATCACGCGCTTCGCACCGGGCGACTACACGGATGCAGTCAACACGATCGGTCTGCCGTACTACGCACGACAGGAACTGATGCCTTTCAGCAAGGGCGTTGAAATCGAGGCGCAGTCGAACCCGATCCACCTGTGCACGCGTCCGCGTGCGTGCATCCGTCTGAAGGCGTGACATGGCATTCCGTGACCTGGTCGCGGACGTCGACGCTGCGGTGCTGCGTGACCTTGGCGATGCGGATATCACGATCGACGGCCAACCCGTCGACGGGATGTTCGCGTCGCCGTGGCTCGGGCCGGATCTCGGCAGCCAGCGCACGCAGCTGGTCGCGCCCGTGTTTCATCTGCGCGACCGTGATGCTACGAACGTCCGGCAAGGCAGCGTCCTGGTCGCGAGCGGCGAACGGTATCGCGTGCTCGAGGCAAAGCCGGACGGCACGGGCTGGACCGTCCTCATTCTCCAGTAGCGCATATGGACGACCTGAAAGTCGAGATCGACATCCGCGAGGTGACGGCGGCTCTTCATGGGCTGACCCCGAACGCGATGCGGGCCGCGTGGCGGCGCACGTTGCGCAAGACGGCAGCGTGGATCAAGAGCCAGACCGCGAAGGAAGTCGGGGCGGCGACGAAGATCCCGCAAAAGGTGATCCGCCGCCGGCTCTACTTCTTCCTGCGGTCGGCCGACACCGGCAAGGTGTGGCTCGGCCTGAACCCGATCGAGGCGCATCGCCTCGGCAACGCAATGAAGACGCGCAAGGGCATGCGCGTGGGGCGCCAGTCGTTCGAGGGTGCGTGGCGTCAGTCGAAGCGCCAGCCTGACGGTCCGATCTACGAGCGGACCGGCAAGGAACGGATGCCCTATCGCATGGTGACGGTCGCATGGGAACAGACCGGCGATCCGGCATTCCGACGTGCCGCGAAGGCGTGCGAAGACCGGTTGCTGGTGATCCTCCGTCAGGAGGTGAACTACGAACTACTGAAGGCGATACGACGTGCTTGAAAACCTGAAACAGCTACACGACGCGATCGAGCAGGGGCTGCGCACCAAGCTGCCGGCGATGAAGCGGATCGAGGCTTATCCGCGTCTCGGTCAGAAGATCGAAACGCCGTTGATCGCGATCGAACTGAGCGAGTTCGAACCCGGCCAGGACGACGGGACCGGCGACGTGCCGCTGATTGCGCGCATGCAGGCGCGAGTCGTTTTCGATCCAATCGACGAGGGCGCGGAGCTGGCGGTGCGCGAGGTGGCGGCCCGCGTCGCGATGGCGGTCCACATGCAGACGTGGGATCTACCGATCACGCCCGGCAAGGTGGTGCAGGTCGCGGAAGATCCGTTTCGGCCGCAGCTCGACACCTACTGCGTGTGGCTGGTCGAATGGACGCACGAATTCGGGCTTGGCATGGAGCTGGGGGAGATCCCGGACGGGCCAGCGATCCTGTGGGGTGTCGATCCGTACATCGGCCCCGGTAGCGAAGGGCAGTATTGGGATCCGGCCAACGGACAGGAGGCTGGCGCATGAGCGACTACGAGCTGGGCGAGATCGATCGCCGCATGGCGTGCATGGTGCAGCACGGGACCATCGAGGCAGTCAGCTACAAGCCGCCGATGTGCCGTGTGCGCATCGGCGACTGGATCAGCGACTGGATGCCGTGGAAGACGTCCGCGGCCGGCGTGGTGCGCTTCTGGCGTCCGCCGTCTGCTGGCGAGCAGGCGACGATGTTCGCGCCGTCAGGCGACCTGCCGGGCGCGTACGCGATTCCCGGCTATTACTCGGACCAGCACGGCGGCTCGGCGCGCAGCAGCCCGACTGAGACCGCGTGGGACTACCCGGACGGTGCTTCCGCAGTGTACGACCACGAAAGCCACGAGTACCGGGTGGACGTGCCTGCCGGCGGTCGAATTGTGTTTCGCATCGGCGGCACCGAGCTGGAGCTGCGTGCGGACGGCGTCACGCTGCGCACGGAGCAGCTGCTCGGCGACATCCCGGATTCGACGTTCACCGGAAACACGACGACGGAGAAGCGGCTGACGTTCAACGGTGGTATGCAGGGTCAGGCCGGTGCGGCTGGTATCGCGGTTCGTGTAAGTGGGGGCGCTGAATTCGCGGAAGACGTCGTTGCCGCAGGAAAATCGGTAAGCCGGCATAGTCACCGAGAACAAGGCGACGGTCAGCTTGTAAGCACGCCGGTATGAAATAGTGCTCCTGCTAATGCTGACAGCTGATCAGGTCATCCGAGTCGTATATGTTCGTGCGAAGTGGATATTCCGTTCCACGCGTTGCGATACAACCTATTGGGAGAGTTCTGGATGAGTGATGTAGCGCCGCAAGAAGGCGGGAAAAAGCACGTACTGGATTGGCCATGGACTGTCATTGTCTCGGTCGTCGGCTTGGTATGGTTGGGAATTGCGTATTCGCTGGGTGATGCGTACTACGGTGCGTACCTTCGCGCATTTTCAATCGATGATGGTGGTTTTCCGCTCGATCGTCCAAAGCATCTCGTTTTGGCAGTGTGGGGGGCGCTGCATGCGTCGATCGCGCTGCAAAATTGGATGCAAAGCTCTTGGCGGGAGCTGGTCATATTCTCGGTAGTGATGATTGGTTATATCGGGCTGATGTTCGTTGGTGCGAAGGTCATAACATGGATGTCCTCAAGGTCCAGTACTCCGAGAGGGCGAGTGCAGCAATGGTTACAGAGCCATCCATCGGTTCGAAAGTATCTAGGTGTAATCATCGCTACGGTTCTCGTCGCACTCGGTTTCATTTGGTTTTGCGTCTTTGTGCCGGTGTTCATTTCGATTCCGTCGGGAATCGGCGCAGCAGCTGGCGAAAGCATCGCGAAGCAAGACAAGAAGGACTTCGAGAAGGGGTGTGCCCGATCAGCTGCCATGTGTTATGCGGCCTTCCGAGATGGAAAGGAGGTCGCTCGCGGATATGCGATTGCACAGTCAACGGGGCGGGTCGCTTTGTACTATCAAGGGAGCACGACTCAGATACCGCTCGTGGGGATCCAGTTGCAAACCATTGGACAAGGGGGCAAGTAAATGTTGGCTTGCCCTTGAACTTGCTGATCATTTTCTAAAGTAACTTTGCCCCGCCGTGTGCGGGGCTTTGTTTTTGGGAGAGCCGTCATGGCAAAAGACACCACGCTGGCCGCAGTTCCGCCGGCCCGATCCAGTGCGACGTTCCTCGACACGCAGTTCCGTAGCCGCGTGATCGTGATTCCGAAAGGTGACGTACTTCATGTGCTCGCGGGCGAAGTGGTCGCGACAACGGCTGCGCAGATCGAGTATCTCGACGCGCATCCGGACTTCAAGCGCCCCGAGGAACGCGGATGAGCAAGTCGGGAGCGCTCGTCGGCATGGACCGTCGAACCGGAGCCCCGATCAGCGGCATCGTGCATCTGAAGCAGAGCCTTGGCGACATCCTCGGCACGCGCAAGGGGAGCCGCCGCGAGCGCCCCGACTACGGGTCGGACATCCCGCTCATGGTCGACCTTCCCATTACGCGCGGGTGGGTATCCGCCGCGCAGGCGGAAGCCGCACGGGCGATCGGACGGTGGGAGCCGCGCATCAAGCTTGCGCAGGTCAAGGTGCTGTCGGTCGTCGAGGGGAAAGTGACCTTCGCGATTCACGGCGAGTACGACGGCGCGGCCGTTGAAATCGAGGTACCAACATGACGATCATCGATCTCGCTTCACTGGACCCGCCCGATCTGGTCGACGTCCTCGACTTCGAGGCGGCGTACCAGATGAAGCTCGAATTTTTCAAATCGATCTATCCGGATTGGACCGCTGCGCTGGAGTCGGATCCGGTCGTGAAGCTGATCGAGCTGGCGGCGTACGACGAGATCCGGGCCGCCGCGCGCTTGAACGATGCCGCGCGAGCGATGATGCTCGCATTCTCGACGGGGGCGGACCTGGAGCATCTGGCGGCGCTGCTCGACACTCAGCGGGCCGTCGCCGATCCGGGCGACCCGGATGCAGATCCGCCCATTGCTCCCCAGTTGGAGTCCGACGAACGGCTGAAGCTTCGCGCGCAGATGTCGATGGAGCGAGCGACCGTCGCAGGTCCATCGGCTTCGTATCGAGCCTTGGCGTTGGGGGCGTCAGCCGATGTGCTCGACGTTGCGGTCGACCGGCCCGAGCCGGGGACGGTTCGACTCACGGTGATGTCTGCGAAGGGTGATGGTGTGCCGGACCCGGCGCTGTTGGGTCTTGTGCGCGCGGCGGTAACGCCCGAGACGGTGCGCCCGCTCAACGATACGGTGCTGGTCGAGCCGGCCATCAAGATCGAGTACTCGATCGACGCGACGATCCATGTCGGCAGCGGGCCGGATCCGGACATTGTGCTGACCGCGCGACGCAAGGTGCTGGATCGGGTCGTCGCAAGGTCGCGCCGGCTTCGCGCTGGCATGCCGCGCTCGGCGATCGAGGGCGCGCTGCACGCGCCGGACAGCGGGGTGACAGGACTCGATCTTGCCACGCCTCTTTCCAACGTCGTGTGTGGTCCCCGCGAGTTTGCGCACTGCACGGCCATCCAGCTCAATATGAAGGTCGACGATGTGTGAACCATTACTGCCGGCGAATCAGACGCCGCTCGAGGCGGCGCTGGCAAAGGCGCTGCGGCCGAGCGTCGATGTGGAGATCCTGCGCACGTTGTGGGACGCAGATCGTTGTCCCGCCACATGGTTGCCCTGGCTCGCGTGGGCGCTCGCTGTCGATGGATGGGAGCTGGCCGAGTCGGAAGATGCGCGGCGGGCGCTGGTCAAGGGATCGATGGCGTTGCACCGGAAAAAGGGAACGCCGTGGGCGGTGCGCGAGGTGATTCGTCGGCTCGGCTTCGGCGAGGTCACGATCATCGAGGGGCGTAGCGGCCGTATCCGCGACGGATCGATCATTCGAAACGGGGATCAACTGCATGGCAAGGCGAGCGCATGGGCCGAGTACATCGTGAAACTCGGTGCGCCGATCACGCGCGATCAGGCGGACAAGCTCTGGCAGGCGATCGAGCGCTATGCGCCTGCGCGCAGCAAGCTCGCAATGCTGGACTACACGGCCGTACCGATCCGCCATAACGGCGTCGCGCAACGTAACGGGCAGTACACAAGAGGGAGCATTGGAACATGACGAATCTCGTTGAATTCGACAAATGGGAAGACGGGGTTTATCAGCTTGAGACTTCGGATCCGGTGCAGGGCGGTCCGGAAGGCGTTGATAACCTGCAGGCGAAGCAGTTGGCAAACCGGACGCGGTACCTGAAGAAGCAGGTCGAAGCTGGTCAAAGTAACTTGGACGTGCATACGAAAGCGCTCGACCCGCATCCGCAATACGCAACGAAAGCGGATCTCGCTCAGAAGTTGGCCGACCTCGTCGATCAATCTCCCGAGGCGCTCAATACGTTGAAGGAATTGGCGAATGCGATGGGGAATGATCCGAACTTCGCGACCACCGTCATGACCGAGATCGCAAAAAAGGCTGCGATCGATTCGCCCGTTTTCACGGGCACGCCGAAGGCGACAACGCCGCCGCAGTTCGACGCGACGACGCGCATTGCGACGATGGAGGCGCTACGGCGTGAACTTGGCAGCTTCAGCCTTGGCAGTGGTACAGGGGCGGGCATTTCCGCCACGGCGACTGTGATGACGGCAGCCGATGTCGGCGGGTTCCATTATTTCAATGCGTCGAGCAACAATCAGACGGCAAAACTGCCTGATGAATCGGGACTGAAGCCGGGCGCTGCCATTCCGTTCCAAAAGTCTGGAGCGCAATACGCGCTGACGATCACCACGTACGGCGGGAATGCAATCATTGACACAACAGTGGGCCTTGCGTCGTCGATCACGCTAAATGCTGGCGAGTTCGTCGTTCTTGTCTGGAGCGGGACTTACTGGCAGTGCTTCGGAACGTACACGCAGCGCGTCGGGCAACCCTTCGGCGCATCGACCGGCGCGAGCGGTTATCAGCGGCTGCCGAGCGGGCTCCTCATCCAGTGGGGTAACTCTTCATATGGCGCGGCGCAACAAACGTTCAGTTTCCCGCTGGCCTTTCCGAACTTTGCACTACAAGTCATTGGTTCGCCGCAAAACATCGGCTCCACTGGCTTTGCAATTTCCGTAACCAGTAAATCGACGTTCTCGATTCAATCGACGTCCGGTGCTGGAAACGCCAACTATGTTGCGATCGGCATTTGACGGGGTAAAGGATATGGGTAAAAAGCAAGCTGCGTATGATGCAAGCGGCGACATCGTTGCCTTCTACGACACAGTAGACAGCCCTGCGCCCGATGGCGCAGCGGTGATCGACATCACCAACGAACGATGGCTCTGCCTCATCAACGCGCAGTCGCTGGGCAAGCGTCTTGTGGTCGACAGCGCTGGTGAGCCGGTCGCACTCGATCCACCGCCGCCGACGCGAGCAGAAATCGCCAGTGCCAAGCGCGCGCAGCGCGACATGGCGCTCGGCGCGACCGACTGGCTTGTCGCTCGACACCAGGACGAGAAGCTGCTTGGCAACGGGACCACGTTGACGGCCGACCAGTTCGTCATGCTGCTCAGCTATCGACAGTCGCTGCGGGAATGCAGCGCAATGCCGAACTGGCCCGACGTCACGCTTCCGTCGCCGCCGCCGTTCGTCAGCGAGCAGGGCCTCGCGTCCGCCTGACGCCCCTCGATCACACTCAATGCAGGGCCGCTCAAATCCGAGCGGCCCTTTTACTTTGTGGCTTTCTCGGAGATCTGAATGGCTGCTACATCCTTCTATCACGGCGTGACGACCGTGCTGGTCGATACCGGCCCGCGCACGATTGCGGTGCCGTCGACGTCCGTCGTCGGTGTCGTCGACACGTACACGCCCGGCGCGGGGCTCGTTGCGCCGAATGTGCCGGTGCGCATTACCAGCGAATACGACGCGGTCGCCGCGTTCGGCGAGACGAGCGCGATCACGCGCTCGATCCAAGGCATCTACAAGCAGAGCAAGACGGTGATGGTTGCCGTCGGTGTCGCAACCGATCCGGACGATGCCAAGCTGACGTCAGCAGTGATCGGTGGTGTCACGGCCGGCGGTGCGCGTACTGGCCTGCAGGCGCTGCTCGACGGCAAGTCGCTGTTCGACCTCAAGCCGCGCCTGCTGATCGCACCAGGTCATACGGCGAAGCAACCGGTCGCCACGGCGGCTGATTCGCTCGCGGCGAAGCTGCGCGCGATCGCGATCATCGACGGCCCGAACACGACCGACGAAGCCGCGATCGCGTACGCGAAGAACTTCGGCAGCAAGCGCCTGTACATGGTCGATCCCGGCGTGCGGTATTGGGACGCGGCGGCGAACGCCGACGTCGACGCACCGGCATCGGCCTACGCGGCCGGCCTGTTCTGTCAGACCGACGCGGCGATCGGTTTCTGGGCGTCGCCGTCGAACAAGGAGATCGTCGGGATCAGCGGCACGAAGCGCCCGATCGAGTTCCTCGACGGCGACGAGACGTGCCGCGCGAACCTGCTGAACAACTCGTTCATCACGACGATCATTCGCGACGGTGGTTATCGGCTGTGGGGCAACCGCACGCTGTCGGCCGATCCGAAGTGGTCGTTCGTGACGCGCGTTCGCACGCTCGACATCGTCATGGATGCCGTGCAGGCCGGTCACAAATGGGCAGTCGATCGCGGCATCACGGCGACGTACGTCAAGGACGTGACCGAGGGGCTGCAGGCGTTCATGCGCGACCTGCGCGCGCAGGGGGCGATCATCAATTTCGAGGTCTACCCGGATCCGAAGCTCAACTCGGCGTCGCAGCTTGAGCAGGGCAAGGTGTACTGGAATATCCGGTTCACCGATGTTCCGCCGGCCGAAAACCCGATCTTCCGATTCGAGGTCACGAACCAGTGGCTGACGGAAGTTCTCGACACCCAATCGTAGGAGGTGAAACGTGGTCCCGGAAACACTGTACAACCTGAGTATGTACGTCGATGGTCGGGGTTTTCTGCAGCGTACGCCCGAAGTATCGCCGCCGAAGCTCAAGCTCAAGACGGAGGACTACCGCGCGGGCGGCATGGACGTGGCAGTCAAGATCGATCAAGGCATGGAGGCGTTGCAGGCATCGTTCACGATGGCCACGATCGAGCGCGACGTGCTGAAGTACTTCGGCGTGTCGGACGGTTCGGCGTTCAATGCGACTTTTCGCGGTGCGTTTCGCGACACCAAGGGCAAGACCAAGGCGGTGGCGCTCATCATGCGCGGCATGCTGTCTGAATACGATCCCGGCAGTTGGAAGCCCGGGGAGAAATCGGAAATCAAATACACGGCAGAGCTGAGCTATTACAAGGCTGAGATCGATGGCGCAGTGATCCACGAAATCGACGCGTTCAACATGATCCGCGTGATCGACGGCGTCGACCAACTCGCGGAAGTGCGCAAAGCGCTCGGCATGTAACGCAGGCCTGCGCGGCAGGCAAAGTTACTTTTCAACCATTGACGGGGCGGCCATGCGGTCGCCCCGTTTCATTTGAGGCACACGATGGAAACGACGAAGATCAAGCTGCTGTATCCGGTCAAATTCGACGGCGTCATTCGCGATGAGCTGGTGATGCGCCGACCGAAGGTGCGCGATGTGCGTACCGCCAGCAAGCAAGCGGGCGACGATGAAGAGCAACAGGAAATCATCCTGTTCGCGCTGCTCGCGGATGTGGCTCCCGACGACATGGAAGCGATGGACATGGCAGATTACGAGGCCATGCAGCGTGCGTATAGCTCCTTTCGATCCGCTCGTCCGGCTTCCAATCGCGACCGTGAAGGCGCTGGCAAAACGGATGATGCGGGAGTTCAACGCGACGCCGCAGTCGGTTGACGACATGACGCTCGACGATGTGGTGTGGTGGTTGACGGATTGAGCAGGGATTGAGCGGAGGCCGACATGGCACGGGATATTGGACTTGGCATCGTGATCGGCGGTGCCGTGTCGGCGACGCTCGGCAGGGCGGTCGCTGACACAAGCTCGAGGATCGCAGGATTGCGCAGGGCTGCGGGCGAGCGCGGCATGTGGCAACGGCAGATCGGCGAGACCATCCGGCTGCAGGCCGAGTTTCGCCGGCTGCACATGGCCGGCGACAGCGCAGCCGAAGGGATCCGGCGCAGGCTGGAAACGAACCTCAACGCGTTGCGTGCGGCCGGGTTCGAGGTGGATCGGCTCGATCGCGCATACGCGCGACTCGGCCGCACGATTCGTGGGCTGGAGCTTCGTGCGCGCGGTCATGAACGGCTGAATGCGGGTATGGAGGGCATGCGCAATGCCGCCGCCGACTCGGCGAAGCTTGGGGCGGCTGTCGCAATTCCGACCGTCGTGTCCGCGCAATATCAGGCGATCATCCGCGATATTGCGATCAAGGCGGGCATCGCGCGTACGGCGCAGGAAGACGCGATGTCGGATCGGATCCGACGCGACGCGCTGGCGAACGGGATGAAACGCAACGAGCTGGCCGATGCGGTGAATCAGATGGTCGCGGGCGGGATGGACGTAGACCGCGCGCTCAACTTCGGGCCGGCAGTCGCGAAGTTCTCGATCAGTCAGGGTGCGACGAGCGTCGAGACGGCGCAGATGATTCAGGCGCTACAGCAAAACGCCAACATCACCGACCCCAAGGAGATGATGAAGGCGCTCGAGGCGATCGCGTACCTCGGCAAGGAAGGCTCGTTCGAATCTGTCGACATGGCCCGGTGGTTTCCGGTGCTGTTGGCGGAAATGAAGAAGCTCGGGATCACGGGGCAGGATTCCGTGACGCAGCTCGGCGCGATGCTGCAGGTCCAGATGAAGACGGCCGGCAACGCTGACGAGGCGGCGAACAACTTGAAGAACTGGCTTTCGAAGATCGGTTCGGGGGAGACCGAGAACAACTACAAGAAAGTCGGCGTCGACTACCAAGCGAAGATGAAGGAGGCGATCAACAAGGGTTGGTCGACGATGGAAGCATCGTTCGTGCTCGCGCGCGCGTACATCGAACGCGTCGATCCGGCGAAGGCAAAGCAGCTTGCGGTTGCCGCGAAGCAGATCAATGCGGAACTGGATCCGGCGAAGCGGCAGGCTCAGATGCGCGCTTTCGAAGAGACGATGAAGACCGGCGACCTGTTCACCGACATGCAGGTCAAGGCGGCGCTGACCGCCTACATGCAGAACGCCGACCTGTATCAAAAGATGAAGCGCAACGGGGCGCAGGCCAGCGGAGAGATCGAGAAGGATCTCGCGGATCGTCGCGCGACATCGAAGCAGATCTGGAGCGAGGTGCTGCAGCAGTGGGACGACGCGATGCGCAGCATTGGCGACTCGTTGCGGCCGATCACGGACCTGGTCGGCAAGGGGGCAATAAAGGCGGGCAAGGCGGTGCACGACGCATCGGATTCGTCGCCGAAAGCTGCTGCGGCGGTCGCGGGCGTCATCGGCGCCGCTGTTGCGTATCGCGGAGCGCGTGCAACGTGGAACATCGGTCGCGGGCTGTTCGACATGGCGCGTGGGCGCTGGCTCTCGAGGGGCGCTAGGGTGCGGCCCGGCGGTGGCGGAGCGGGCGGCGGAGGCGGCGGTCCGGGGTTCGATCCGTTGGGCGGGGCGGGCGGAGGCGTCCAGCGCGTGTTTGTCGTCAACTTTCCGGGTGGCGGAGGGGCCGGTGGCGGTCCAGGAGATTTTGGCGGTGGCGGTCCCGGAGGTGGTCCTGGGGGCGGGCCGCCGGGTCCGCCGCCGCCGCCTCCTCGTGGCCGGTGGGGGCGCGCATTCGCGGCGTTACGCCGTGTCGCCGGACGCATTGCTCCGTACGCCGGGAAGATCGCCGTTGCCGCCACCCTGCTGAAGATCGGACTTGCCGCGAAGAACGCGTATGCGGTTGCGCAGGGCGATGACACGACCGCACAAAAGGTCGAGGGGTACGCGGGCATCGGTGGCAGTCTGGCCGGCGGCTTTGCCGGTGCGAAGGCCGGGGGCGCACTCGGGGCAGTCGTTGGCGGGCCGATCGGCGCAGCGGTCGGGGGCGTCGTAGGCGGCGCAATCGGCACGTTTGCCGGGCAAAAGCTATTTGCCACCCTCGCGCGGTTGACGATGGGGAAGAAGGACGAGGAGAGCGATGCTGCCAAGGCGGCAGCGAAGGCGGCGGCAGCTAGTCCGGATTCGCCGCAGGCACGGCCGTTCAAGGTGGACCAGCAGAATCAGTTCGCGCCGGTATTCAACATCAAGGTTGAAGGCGTGGCCGACGCTCAGATCGCGGACAAGCTGCTCACGCAGCTCAATCCGCAGCTCCAGCGAGCCATGACGCAATCGCTCGAGAAGAACAATCGGTCGGCGATGTTCGACGCGCCGCATTTGTAAGGGGGGGGGGGATTGCATGGACTTTGTTTCGAGCGTGACGCAGGCGGCAACGCAGGCGAGCATCGCGTCCGAACGCGTGCGCCAGGTGGTTCGCGTGTTCGACCGGAACCGCGCCGCGAGTCAGAACACCGTCGACGTGCTGACGAAGCTGGCGACGGGGAACCTCACGTCGGCGGCCGAGCTGCTGTCAGGCGCAACCAGCCTGCTGTCCGTGGCCGGCGACCTGAGTCCGAAAATCGGTACCGTGCTGCGCAGCTTCTCGGCGACAGGCGCGGCCGTCAACAGCGTGCTGAAGATGGTCGGTGCGACGAATCACCCGCTGATCCGGTCGGCCGCGCAGAGCGTCATGGGGGCGTTGACCGGCGCGAAGACGCAGTTCACTGCGTTGGTCGGCGAGAAGACGATGGGGGCGCTGAAGACGTTCGCGCAGACGGCCGGCCTCGGCTCGGTTCTGTCCGGCTTGTTCGATAGCGCAACGTCTTCTACCCCTCATCTGCTGACGCTGTCGGTGGATGACGGCGTCTCGTTCCATTTCGGCGTATCGACGGCGGCGTTCGACAAACTGCGGCGCTCGACCCGTTACAAGGTCGCGTCGCAAGAGCGCTTGAATCGCGAGGAGGCCGCGCAGGCGGTGAGCCAAGGGGGCGAAACGATCACGCTGTCCGGCGTCGTGTTTCCGGCGCTCGGCGCGGGGTTCCGCCAGGTCGAAACGCTGCGCGCGATCGGCGCGAAGATGAAGCCCGTCCAGCTCACGGCCGGCACGGGCGACGTGCTCGGCCGCTGGTATCTGCAGGGCGTCGACGAAGAACAGGAGGCGATCATGTCGGATGGTGCGCCTCGCAAACAAACCTACAGCCTGGAGTTTGTCCGCTATGGCGAAGACGCTCAGAACCTCTGACGGGGACGTGCTCGACACGCTCTGCTACCAGCATTACGGGACGTTGTCGGGCACCGTCGAGGCGGTCTATGAGGCGAATCCGGGTCTGGCGCGAGAAGCGCAGCCGTTCAGATCCGGTGTGCTGATCGTGATGCCGGACCTCGAGGTACCGCGCGACGAGCCGATCCAGTTGTGGTCGTAAGGGAGGGGCGATGCGAGCTATTTTCCAGATCGTCGCGAACGGCGACGACATCACGCGCGTGATTCAGGATCGCGTGCTGCGGATCCAGACGACCGACAAGCCCGGCCTCGAGGCGGACGATTGCGAAATCGAGCTGGACGACCGAGACGGCAAGGTGCGATTTCCGCCGAAAGGCGCGACGCTGAAGATCTCGCTCGGCTGGGAGGGGCAGGGGTTGTCGATGCTTGGCGAGTACGCGATCGATGAGATCGTGCTGCGCGGGCCGCCGGCAACGATGGTCATCCGCGGCAAGCCGGCGAACATGCGAGCGACCTCGAAAACGCATCGTTACGGCGGCTGGACGAACGTCAAGCTGGCCGACATCGTCGGGGACGTCGCGCGTCGCAACAAGTGGGCGGCCGCGTGTTCGATCGACGCTGTCGTGCCGCGTGCCGATCAGTTCGGTGAGAGTGACCTGCACTTCATCACGCGCATCGCGCGGCAGTACGGTGCGACGGCGACGGTGAAGGCGGGCAAGCTGATCGTTGGGCCGATCGGCGGCGGCAAGAGTGCGAGTGGCAAGACGCTGCCGTCGATCGAGCTGACACCGGCCGATCTCGCCGATTACGAGATCACGTTTCCAGACCGGGCGAGCTTCGTCGCGGTGCGGGCGAAGGTGCACAACGCGAAGACCGGCAAGAAGATCGATCTCACGATCCCGAATCCGGATGCGCCGCCGGGTGCCGCTGCGGTGCATACCGAGCGCCATTCGTACGCCAGCCCGGAGGCGGCGAAGGCGGCTGCGAAATCCCGCCTCGAGAAGCTGAACCGGCATACGGCGAAGAGCGTGCTGCGCATGCGTGGCCGGACGGATATCGCGGCCGAGAAGACGGTGAAGCTGAAGGGCTTCAAGAAGGAGGCCGACGGCGAGTTTCTGGTCGAGTCGGTAAAGCACACGTACGCCGGCCGAAGTTGGGAGACGTCGGTCGACCTGAACGCTGGCAACAAGGGGAAGGCGAAGGCCGGTCACGGCAAGAAGCCGAAAAAGAAGATCGACCTGGTCGTGCCGGCACCGCAGAAGTAACACGCGTGTCGGTCGTTTTTAGCAGCCGCCTCGAGGCAACTCGGGCGGCTTTTCTTTTTTCAACGGGGGTGGAATGCAAGACCACGAGAAGACGATTCTGGAGCTGATCATCATGGGCGGACTGATTGGTATTGCGAAGGTGCTGGTCGGTAGTGAGCAAATGACATTTCGGCTCGTAGCCGGTCGGGCAATGTTGGGTTCGGCGACGTCGATGGTCGCCGGCATCGCGCTGCTGCAGATCCCGGATCTGCCGCCGATCGCGCTGCTCGGCCTCGGGAGCGCGCTCGGCATCATCGGATCGCAGTATCTCGAGGTGCTGCTGCGTCGTAACGCGAAGCGCCTGTTCGGGGAGAAGTGACGATGGCACGAATCGACATCGCCGCCGCTGGCGGCAAGAACCGTGTCGCGTTCCTCGACATGATCGCGGTGAGTGAAATCGGCTCCGCGCTGCTCGCGAAGTCGGACGACGGCTACAACGTGCTGGTGGGATCGACGGCGAGCCGGCCGCTGCTGTTTGCGAGTTATGCGGAGCATCCGAATGTGCTCAACCGGCAGATTCCGGTGCCGTCGACGGCGGCCGGTCGCTATCAGATCCTCAATCGCTGGTGGCGGATCTATCAGGCGCAGATGAAGCTGCCGGATTTCGGCCCGGTTTCGCAGGATCGATACGCGCTGCAGCAACTGCGCGAGCACGGTGCGCTGCCGCTGATCGACGCCGGACGGTTTCGCGAGGCCGTCGCGAAGGTGTCGAACGTATGGGCCAGTCTGCCAGGCGCCGGATATGGCCAGCACGAAAACCGGATCGAGCATCTGTTGGCCGCGTACCGCGCGGCCGGCGGGGAGGTCGTCACATGAACTGGTTCGATCCGCGTATCTGGCTGGTCGTGATCGCTGGCGTCGTCGCCGGTTCGGCCGGCGGCTATTTCAAGGGGTATCGGGACGCCGACCAGTCCGCAACGGTCGCAGATCAGGTGCAGCAGATCGACGACCTGAAGGCCGAGCGTGATGAATTTCGCCGCCGATCGGCGGCACAACAGGAGATCGCAACCCATGCTGCGAAAGAACGTGATCAGGCGCGCGTTGATGCCGATGCTGCTGCTTCCGCTGCTGACGGCCTGCGCAGACAGGTCGCCGCGCTCGTCGCGGATGCTCGACGTACCGCCGCTGCGACCGGAGGCTCGTCAGCCGGCGACGCCCTCGATCTGCTTGCCGACGTGCTCGGCCGGGCTGATACGCGAGCGGGAGAGCTGGCAAAGATCGCTGACGAGCGAGGCATCGCCGGCCAGCAGTGCGAACGCAGTTATGACGCGCTGACGGCCGAGACGCAAATCAATCTGCCGCGATAGCGCGGCATGCGAGGCCGGATGGCCTCGAGAGAAACAGGGCGACCGGTGGGCGGGGCGTGAGAGAACACGTTCACCAGTCGCTGCACTGCCCCGCAAGTGGCGCCTTTGCGACCCTGCAGCATTGGCTCCATGGTGCCGATTCCATGACGCCCTGCGAAGAGATCACGGCTCCTATCGTCCCCGGTATTATTAACAGATGGCAAGCAATCACGCATGCGCTACCGTCAAGATTCAATCGCCAAGGAGGCGCACCATGCGAATCTACAAAGGAACATTGACGGTTATCGAAGATAAAGCGCCACTTTGTTTCACATACCCAAAAGTAACTGGGGGCTATTCTTCTGCTTCACGCACAGGCTCGGAATTGGCTGAGTATCACGAGGGCATAGAAGACATTCCACACGACTACTTGACTGCCAACAGCCATGAACCCGAAGGAACCAGGCTGAAATTTGCCCTCCACGATGACAGATACGGGGACAAGTGGACCATTCAGGTAAGCATGGACGATGCCAACCTGGCGGTCAGTAGTGGCAGCTACGTCTATCAATCGACAAGCAAAAGCGGGCTCCATTTGGACCTGCTTGATCCTCGCAGTTACTACTCAAAATCGAGCCTATCGACTGGATCATGCGAAGTGGTCATTCGCAGCGACACTTCTTTTTTTTCCACCTATAGCAAAACGACAGTGGCCGGCCATACGTGGTCGTACATTATCTTGGGGGATACCCCGACTCGTTTCAGACTGGATATCGATTGACAAGCTGAATAGCTTGCCCACCGTCTGGCGTAATGCTTTTCATTGAAGTGGTGCTATCGCGAGCTCAACGATCATCCGGAAATTTCGGCGAGCGTTCGATGGGTTTCACATCGAGACCGTGCCGATTCAGTACACGGTCGGAGGTGGGTGGGGCGTCGAACGGAATGAGTTGATCATCTTCAGTTGGGATGACGCGGCGCAGCCGGTCGGACTGTTCTAACGAAGTGTTGCTGGCGCGGATTACCGCGCCGGCTTCATCAGATGTCCGCGTATCGCGGCAGAAGGTCCTGGTCGACGAGCCGGATCTCGATCCGGTTTGCCGCTTCGACATGCTCGGGATTGTCGATCGAGAATGGTGCGTCCGTCACGCTGACGATGATCGTACCGATCTGCTTGTGATCAGCATCGGGAACAGAGATCAGCGCACGCGCTTCCGGCACTTGCTGTTGCGTGATCACCTTCGGGAGATACAGCATCCAGCCGACGCCGGGCTTGTCATTGAACACCTGCTTTTCGAAGTATCCGTTCGGCGCGGCTTCAATCGAGGTTGCCCCAAATGTTTCGACGACCGTCTGAATCACGCTCGCAAGTTCATCGACCGTTGCATAGCATGCGGGATTGCCGAGCCTCATCGCAAAGCGGTCGGGAAGAATTTTCGCGTCCGTGATGTGGCAGGACATCGATGCGCCTTCGTTTGGCTGGGTGCTGCCGTTCCAAATCGAAGTGCTCGAGATTCCGCGCTTTCGGCCACTCGCTTCCTCCGTCAACACTGAGATTGCGGCCGTGGTCGGCGTACCGTCGCTCTCGAACGCGGGATAGAGTGTCGCCTCTTCGATCGAGGCACCTTTCAGCCTCCAGTTTTCGAATTGCATGGCGGGGCTCGTTGCAATCAAGGCACCCACAATCTTCGATTCGCGAGCCAGCGTCGCTCGAAAGTCACTGGAGGATAGCGACGGATCGCGAAATAGCGCGGTGATATTCATGGTCGGTTACGGTTGATAGACGGTTTGCGCGCCAAGGGCAGCTGCGATCGGGGCCATGCGCCGCTGGGTCAGGGGCGTCTGGAAATACCACGTCAACGCGGCGGGCGGATTTGCTCGAACTCGCATTGCTTGCTCGGTCAACTGACCCTCCATTTTGTCAAATCCGTTGAAAAAATCTTCGGCCCCGGGAATAGAGCCGTCGAGAAACTGATCGTAGTTGCCCTTGGCCTCCTGCAACATGCATTGACCGGGCTGAAATCCATCGAAGTGCGTGCCAAGCCAATCCCATTCCTCGCTCCAGCGACACGCTTCCGTGTCGAACGCGAAGCCGGTAATGCGTGCCTGATAGCGGTACGCGTTCCAGTTTACGCCGTGGTTCCGGCGCACTCGCATTCCGGCTTCCGGCGGGCACTTCTTGCAGCTCTCTCCAGTGCGCGGAATCGCACGGACGTCGGGCTTCGCCTTGCTTTGATCCTTCGGCGTGTCACCCGACAGCGTCGCTGTTCCCGCTACCGCCGCTCCGCCCAATAAGGCTGCGCCAACGCGCGCCAAGACCGGCCCAAGCTCCACTATTGCTGCTTCGATTATCGGTACCGCCAATCCCGCCATCTCGAGATCCCCCGTTGTATTGCGGATGTTCGATGCGCCATTTCATGACGCGAAGGTAATCGTGAAAGCGCTCGTCCGCCGAGCGGCCCGGCCTGCTCAACCATGTGCGTGTCGCCGGCTTGTCGTAGAAGTTGGGGCTGTACGCCTCGAGCCGAAGAAACGCCACCACGTTTTCGTCGGACTGGATGCCGAGTCGTCGGGCAGCCAGATAGGCATTCCACAACCGCGTCGGCAGCGTGTTGTCGTCGGCCAGTTTCGGATTCTCGTTGATGAGATCCTGCCTGACGCCGTCGACGTATCCGCGCGCATCGATCTCGGCGAGCCCGGCGACCTGTTCGCTTGTCAGCTCAAGCATGCGGGTGCACTCCCTTCAATTTCCCATTCACTTCGACGAGCCAGTCGAATGTCGCGACGAAGAACTGCATGCGTTGCGTGAATTCCATCAGCGACGCCATGTCGGCCATGATGCGGGCGTCGTAGAAACGGAGGAGGGCGGTGCGACCATCCGGCAGGCGCACGTCGAGCCGGTTGCGCAGCTCGTCGGCGAGGGATTCGACTGGATATGCGCTGATCAGCCACGAGACGCCCGTGGAGCCTCTTGCCATAGTGGAAAGCGCTTGGCGCGTCGTGCCGGACGTTCGCTCGTAGTCGATCAGCCACGGCCCCGCATCGGCCAGTGACGCGTCCGGCGTGCCGTCGAACAGCGCTACGGCTGACTGCGATCGCTGAAGCGGTGACGCGGAGGATGCGTCGGCGTATAGGAGGCCGTCGACAAGGGCGTACAGGTGCACTTGCATGGTCAACTGCTGTTGACGCTTGACGAAGAATGCTTCGATCGTGGTGTCGGTCATGGGACTACCCGCGCGCGATCATCGTCGCGGCATTTTCGGCCGCTGCCTTCAGGCATTCGAGGCAAAGTGTCGGCGACGGGGCCAGCGCCGCAGCTGCAGCTGCGACCGCACCACCAGTCGTTGCTTCTCCGGCTCCGACATCGTCGAGCGATGCGGACGATTGCGAGGCGATCAGCGTCGCCCCGCATGCGGTCTTCATGCCTTCGACAGCGGTGTCGCGGCCTGCCACTTGATGCGGGTAGGGCCGTCCGGCGTCGGGCAGGATCGGAAAGACGCCCTTGCACTGCGGGCAAAGTACCTTGTGTCCGACGCCGGCAATGGGTTTCCCGTCAATGGAGGCGGTCGCGCTGCCCTCCAGCACGCGTCCACCATGCGTCGTCGTGTCGCCGACGCAGATCATGGCTCGCTTCGCCATTGGCCCTCTCGTAGGTGTGATTTTCGTACGAAGATACCATTTTCGATGGAGCGGGCACGCCGTTCGTCAATTTGTGTCAATCGAAGCGCGTGACGTCGATCATCCGGCGGAGCTGGTCTAGGGCGAACGAGTCGGGAGCGCCGCTTTGCTTCAGCTCCAGCTCGGCTGCGGCGACCAGTTTGTCCATGCGTCGCAGCGCGCGACGCATATGGACGACCTCGAGCACGAAGCGCTGCTCGAGCGTCAGCGGTCTCTTTCTCCGGTAGTTGGTTGCGCTCCACGCGTCGCGCAGATCTGCCCAGGTCAGGTGCTGAAAGTCGGGCAGCTTGGTTGCCTTGTCCGAGCCGGGGTCCGGCTCGTCAGGGGCGTCGCGGAGCTTGCATCGCACGGCCTCGCGTGCGCGCCACTCGTCGGAGAACGGCGCGATCGGCTCGCGTGGACTGCTCATCCTGCCGGCTCGCGATATCTCCTTCTCGAGCTTGATCTTCAACCGGCGCAGTGGCGCTCCGTACTTCAGCGTGTCGGCCTGCTCGAGGTACGCGATCATGCGTGCGGCGTCGCCGGCCAGGTCGCTCGCCTCGATGAGCGTAAGCCGCAGGTGTAACACCTCAAGAATCAGCCGATGAACGTCGGCATACGTGCACGCGCTCCACCACTTCGACATCGCGTCGAACTGCGGCGGCTCGAATGGGGGCAAGATCACGGTGCACGGATGGTGCTGTATGGATGTACAGTATATCGCGCGGGAAGATGACCACGTCAAGTCTCAAAATTGGGGAGGGCTTTCGGCCCAAAGCAGCCCTTCCGTGAATCGCGGGGTATTTCATATCCACGATGGAGTGAATTGAACCATTGGCGGTTTCAATTTGCAGTTGAGACATACGGGTAGAAGCGCGAGATTGATCTCAAAGCGAGGAGCGGAAACTTATTCTCGAAGGCCGATAAATACTTGCGCGTGATCAACGAAACTTCCGAGTTTCCCTCGTTGAATAAGATGGAGCCCCAATTGTCTGGCGAGTACCTCATGATGTTGCTGAATGCGTTCGTCAAAATAAAATGTACGCACTCCTCGGGAAGAATCAACGGGAAAAATGGGTTTTCGATATACCAAAATCCGCCCTTGGCGTCTGTGTAAATACTAGCCTTCATCTTGTGCGCGGACGAGGCCGGGATATCTACCACGATCTTCCCAAAACGTTCGTTGATAGCGAAACCGTCAAACGCCTTCTGCACGTCGGACAGGGAGGGACGAACCTCACCATCACCAATCTGAAACTCCCAAACCACACTGCGATGCGCTCTTCCTAGCGATACCTCAAGTGGATACGTTCGGCTCTGCTGGCCGGTGACAAGCTTGTAGTACTCGCGAATCTCGGGCACCATGCTTAGCAGGGTTCCAGTGCTCGTTGTGAATCGATTCTTGTAGAAGTGAAATAGGGAATCGCTGTTGTCTTGAATGATCTCGAGGTTCTTGTTCTTAATGGTGAAGGTTGGAAACGATGTGAAGAGATCGGAGAAGGTTCCCCGAGGCATGTCTCCGCCGAACTGCGCCTTGGCATCAGTGGGCAAGTAGTTCAAGCCGTGTGAACCAGGCAGGTTGTCCAACGAGTAGCGGATCGGACTGTTGAGAATAATGATCCCGTACGCGTAGGCCGTCAGCGAGTAGAAAAAATTTAGTGGCTTTACCATAAGAGAGCCACTCTTGCCTGAAAGATAGAGTTCCCTTCCTTGCCGAAGACAGTTCTTGATACGGGTCGCTTCGCCAGCGCTGATTCCTGCATTCTTCGTGGAACCGGTAGTGCGCTTTCGGAGCTTGTACAAGTCACGCACGTGCTCGACATTTTCGATGTTTTCTACGATCTCGAGAAGCGCCTGTTCGAAATGCAACTCACTGACCGGTAAAAGCTCGAGCACATTCTGGTCACGAACTCTGGCCTCTATCTCGCGTTGAACAATGCTCCAGTTCTTGGCGGGGATCAATGCGGGATCGCGCAGATCACGAACATCGTTTGCCTTGATGAAGCTGTCAATTTTGTTTGAATAGGCTGCGCGTTCGTCATCTTCGAGGCGCTTCCACTTCTCGACCGCTGCTGCATGCTTCTGTTGTTCGCCATCGAAGTCGAAATCGAGACTAAATACGGGCTGATTCTCTGCCGCGATTGACTGCGTATCGTCCGCCAGAATGTGTTCGAGCATTGTCTCTTCCAATTGATTTTAATAAGGGCGCCAGAGACCAGTCCGGGAGTAACTTGGTCGCAGCGGCTATCATTGTAGTTCGCTAAATGACTGAAATAGAACGTGGTCACCGCCAAAAATACCGGTGCTGATTTTCTTGCGTCTTTACTAACGGTCAACACACGCCGTCCAATTCAATGGCGAATCTCGCGCAGATGAAGAATTCATCAGATGGAATATGAAACTCAGTGGTCACATGTGGTCCAGCTAATCCTGAACCGATCTCTCGGAAGTCCAGCTTCACCGTTCCGAGCTCCCAGTCAAATCTCATTTTCGTCAACTCAAAGCCTTCACCGACTGATCCTGTATTCCCGAAACTTTCGGCCTCGCACGGTTGCCTGTCCACCCACCTATCGGTAGCAGCGACAAACAGACTCGCCACATCGAGAAATGTCTCGACATCCTGGCGGCTAGGTAGTACATAGTCATGCTCGACTTCGTTCCTCAGCTTGTTGAGTCGAACGAGCAAGCGTGGCGCGGTAATTCCAAGCGATGAAATGAATTTGACCATGCTGGGAAAACTTCTTGAGCCACCAAGCTTTTCGAAACCGAACCCATTGCAAATATCCTCCATGCGGAGATGCAACGCCCGTTTCGCGTTGGTGATTGCATTGACGAGATGCCGAGGGGTGTTGCCCTCCTCAATGTCAAGCTCGGCAAATCTCAGATATTGACGAGCGGAGACGGGCTCCCTGCGCGTCCTTATGCATCCCCACATGGATGTCTCCATCCAGTCGGTTGAGAGACTATTCAGATCGAACCTACTGGCAAATTCAGCTAGTGTCGCCACTACAAGGCTCCGGAGAGTGGGTTGAGTCAGAACACTCTTTTTGAGACTTATGTAAGTCATGACCTGGCCACAGATCACCATGGACGATATCACGATGTCGTGATCACGGTCGCATTGCAATGCCAGCAAGCGACAATATCGAAACCGTGATACTCGGGTCGAAAACGAAAGCGTGGCTTTGGGCGTAGCTTTCTATTTGCAGCATTGTCACCTAAGCCGCAGATACTGCTGCATCATCAGGCGTTGATGGCTAGGTTGCTAGCCGGTGCGTTGTCTGCGAGCGCTTCCCTTTCGACTTCACTCAGCCAGTCTGCCCAAGATTGCATCATGTCTCGCCGCTCCGGGAGGTACTTTGCGTGATTGTATGTAGAGCGCGTCCTGTCCTTGTCCTTGTGAGAAAGCTGCATTTCAACAACCTCGTCCTTCCAGCCCCCTTCGTGGAGGTATGTAGACGCGGTCGCGCGAAAGTCGTGGCCGGTGATCGGCTCGGGGTTGTCGGGGACCATGTAGTCGATTGCCCTGTTAATAGTTGCTCGACTCATATGAGGTAGCTTTCGATTGCTGTGAAGAATGGGCAGGATGTATCCGCGGTCGCCGTACATCTCCTGCAACTCGCGCAGTAGCGTCAACGCTTGTTGCGGCAATGGAACGATGTGCAGCCGCCGAGATTTGATCTTCTCTGGCGGAACCTTCCACTCGGCGGCGGTCAGGTCGATTTCTTCCCACCGTGCCCTACAAAGCTCGATGGTCCGTGGGAAAAGCATCATCAGCAGCCGGATCGCAATCACGGTGCGCTTGCTCTTGTAGGTGGGGAACTGCCGGAACAATGCCTTCAGTTCGTCGCGACTTAGCGGTCGGGCATTCTCGACAGGCGGCTTAACAACGGATCCACGCAAAACAGACGCGGGGTCTGAGTCGGCCCGCAGAGTGATAACCGCATACTGAAAGACATTCGACACGTACTGCCGCAGCTTTATCGCGACGGATGGGGAGCCGCGTTCTTCTACTCGGCGCACCAGAGCGAGCACGTCATGCGCAGTGATCGAGCGCATGGGGCGGTTCCCGATATAGGGATACGCATCCATCTCAAGCATGCGAAAAATCTCGCCATAGTGACGTTCCGTCCAAGACTTCTTTTTCTTCACTAGCCACTCGTCGCTAATGGCTCGAAAAGTTGCTTTGCCTTCAATGATGGTCTTGGAAAGCACTTCCTGCCGCACATGAGAGGGGTGTAGTCCCTTTCTGACGAGCGCGCGAGCGTCGTCTCGCGCACGGCGAGCATCCTGGAGGCTGACGGCGGGGTATTCGCCGATCGCGAACAAGTTCTCCTTCCCGGCAATCCTGTATCGGTACCGCCAGAGCTTGGAGCCGGACGGGCGAAGCTCAAGATACAGTCCATTGGTGTCGGTAAGTTTGGTAGGCTTGGTGCCTGGCCTCGCTTGCCGGATCTTGACGTCGGTAAGTGGCAT